CTCGCCTCCTCCCGCTTCATCTTCAATGCTGCCTTTTCGTCTTTCACAATAAATGTCTGCTTTCCGGTGTTGTAATCTTCATAGTCTTCATGTTTTGACATGGTTCATTCCTTGGGTTTATTGATTGTTTCGTTTTTTAGGCTTTACAGGTGCTCTCACTCCGGTCGCTCTAGCGCGTGCTCTTGCTGCTGCCGCTTCACCACTTCTTCCATATTTTTTAGCCTGCATGTATGACTTTGCTACTCGACTAAAGTCACCTTTGAGAGCATCATATGCCTTAGACCGGGCGGTGTCTGGTGTATCAAGGCTTGGTCTTTGTGCTCCAGCCCGCGTCTCTATAGCCTGCCTCTTACGTTTATTTGCTTTTTTTACATCACCTTCATCGTAACGATCACCCCAACAGATACGCTTAAGGCCCTCTACTGCAATTTCAACAGCATCTTTAATGCCATGCTTGGCTGGCTTGGGAGGTGGGGGAGGCAGTTCTGTTTTCTTACCCTTAGCCTTAGCTCTGGCTTTAGCTTTCTTAAAAGCATCTGGATCATCCTTAATACTGCCCTCCTTCACGGGTTTCTTCTTTTTGGATTTTTTACCAGTCTTCTCATCTTCCTCATCCTCATCCTCATCACTACCTTTTAAACGACCTTTTAAGATATCAGCAAAAGTAATCTTGCCGTCTTTGTTTAAATCAGGGAAAGATTTCTCATCTGATCTTTTCTTATTACCCCTAAGCATCTCGAAATCTTCCGCATCGATCTTATTGTTTTTATTCTTATCCAGCTTCTTCTGCTTACCCTTCAACGCTTCACTAATTTTACTTTCAAGCATTGTAAGCAAAACTCGGTCCTGCTTGTGCTTAGAGACAATCTGTTGAGCACGCTCACTGTTCTCACGCATCGACTCCGAAAGCTCAGGGAAAGCGCCTCGTGTGGAGGGGTCCGAAACAAGATCAAACGTGATAAGTTTAAAATCTTCGTTGACGATCTTACCCTTGATGCCTTCTGTGACACTACCAACGCCACGGCTAGAGATGCCAATCTTTACACCATCGTTGATTAGGGCCTCAACAATCTTGCCGTTAGGGGTTGAAAGGATTTCGCACTCACCTATAACTGAACCATCTTTAGCAACATTTAATCCAGTGATAAGGTGAGAGGCTTGCGAAAGGTGGATAGCGTCATTGGCTGGGTGATCAAGAGCGCCAACTAAAGAACGATCACCGATCTTTTCTTGAATAGCTTTAACTTGGCTCTCCAAGATCTTTCTCGGGTAAATCCTTCCATTATTGTTCTGCTCGTCGCACTGTTGGAATTTGCCTCGCAGACGAAGGCGAGTGTTACCCTCTTTGCCTTCATTGATAACTTCTACTTTCTCTAAAACATTGCACTCGACGAGTAACATAATAAATCCTATTTTTGCTTACGGGACCAGTATTTCTTGCTCTTGAACTTACCGGAACTTTGCTTACCATGCCGAACTAAAGTTCGAACAGCATATTTTTTAACGTCTGAAAATTTGGAGGGAATTGTGCCTGGGGAAAATCCTTTAGCAACACGACCTCCAACTTCCTGTTCATCGTCCTTACCCCATTTACGCTTGGTAATTACATAAAGACGATTTGAATTTTTTGTGGAGAAGATTTGACCAACAAATCCTTTCTTTAAAGCAGTTGTAATAGAGTCGTAAACTTTGACTCGGGATTTAGAAGCTTTAGTTGTAGATCCACCCTTTCTCATCTTGGCTCTACCTTCAGCAGACCCTTGAGCTTTAGTTGCTCTTGTTTCTTTTATTACGTTTACGAGATCCATTTTTCTTAGGGGGAGCTAGGTTGACACCGATTAAGCCAGTGGTAGTCATCTCTTCCATGACATCTCTCGCCTCTTTTAATAATTTCTTGAGATGCTCTACTAAAGTTTCAAGCCTCTCTTTCAGTATGCTTGCCTCTGAGATAGGCTCAAAGGTAGGCATCATATCTTGCTTCTTCTCAGGGTCATCGCTTTCGTTTAAAGCGTTACTGAAACCAACGATTTGATTAACGTAAGAGTTTGGTACAACGACAGATTCTATACCAGCATCCGTGACAGGTGCCCCCAGCATAGCAGTCGCTATGGGTGGGATTTCCGCGACGGGGGCAGGAGCAGGCACCTCCTTCACGGGAGAAGCTTGAGCTAGAATGCCTTCAGTTAAGGCTAAAAGATCTTTAGTGCTAGCACTCATCTTTTAACCTCAATCTTCGTCTTTGTCGTTTTCTGCCTCGTCCTCGTCGTCCTCGTCGTCGTCGTCGTCTTTATCAGCTTCCTCAAGGAACTCGCCGTCCTGCTCAAGGGCCTCATTGATGGTGCCAAGGATGAAGTCAACGCACTCTTGCATCGCCTCTTCCGAGATTGGGTCGTCTAACTCCGACTCACACAACGGGCAAACATGGCCCTCTTCGCAAGCCTCTTCAACGGTCTCAACTTCTTGAGCCTCATTCACCTCTTTCGATTCAACGAGTTGGTTGGCGGCAAGAATCTTACCGACGTAGTCTTCTTCAACATTAATGTAACGCATAATATACTCCTGTATTACTATGTATTCAATTTCTCTGAATAAATTTTATAAAATTATACTCTAATTTTAGTAACGTTCTTTCGATCCTCTGAGGATACTATAGTTTTAGAGTCTTCCTCAATAACTCTAGAGGAGGTATTGAATCCCGACTCAACATTTTCTATCTTGATGCCGCCCCTAAGTCCATTTGCAATACTAAGAATTAAATCCTTGTCGCTATCGTAAAAGACTTGACCCATCTTATTAACGGGCATTCTGCTGAAAACATCATACCAAGTTATCGTGGTGGTATTGTAAGTTGAAGAGAGATAATCAACAACCTCCCTGAGCATGTAAGCAGTTCCTTGGGCAGACACTGGTGAAGAGCTAGCCCCATACTCGTTGGAACTGCCAGAGTAAAAAGTTTGTGTAAAATCTTCTTCTAGATATTTATATCCAATATTTTGATCACTCCCCTCTTCACCGTTGCCAACACGATCTACCCCACTTGCAACATTTAAACTATAAGATCTGAACATGGGCGGATTACCTCCGTCAATGAAAGCATCTGTTGCAGGTAGTACAGAGAGAGATCTTACATGAGTCTCACCGTGAGTTTTCAGATTTGAATTTCCGTTAAATGGATTATATTTACCACCAGCAACTGGAGTTACTACAAACCCAAAAGGTATATTTTTAACAAAACGCGACCCTATCGAGGAGAACCCTTTGTCTTTAAATCCATTAAGGTTGAAGTCGTTGAGTGATGCCATAAATCCAGAAGTATCAAGAATGTATCTGTATATTGGATCTCTGTAATCAACAGAAAGCATAGGGGTATTCAAAGCGTTATTATTTACGTGTCTTTGAATGTCTGCGGAATCGGTTAGCAGTGTGTAAGTTCCGCTATAATTCTCAACCAACGAATTGCTAGCATAATTTCCATTAACAGAACTTAGATCAAGAATGAAATACAGAGGCTTTGTGGCAGAGGCACCAAGATCCCCAGCGATAAATTCATGTTGATTTGGAATTGATGATGCCGTAATAGTGATGGCTGGATCTATATCCAGCATCTCTAGAACTTTCAATCTAACTGACGGAGGGGCATAATATGAATCAGGTATAATGTTACCTGTGTACACAGCGTCTGTCTCATTACCAGACTTTAAAGCATCAATGTAATAACCGCCACCATCTCCAATGTTTAGTTTGTTTGGAGCACCCAAAGCTGGGATAGTTACCTGACCCACCGCACTAAGTGTGCTAACTTCAAAACCATCATTAGGTATATTTAAATCTTTTACTGTGCCGTCTAGAGTTGTAACAGCCACCTGTAATTTAACGTCTTCATTAAGGGGTCTAACTCTATTGATTTGAAAGTTTCTCCACGAGGAATTTTTACTATTCTCGTAGGTGTTAGCAGCGTTAGTGAGAAATTTAATGGCTAGACGGTCGGCTAGCTCTTTGTCCTTCGGCCTTTCCAACACATCAAACTTTTGATTTAGTTGCCCCTCAGCAGCTTGTAAGTAGTAATTAGGATCGAATTCATCAATGGTGCCCTCAAGTAAATGTTTTCTTACGACATTCAATAACGTAGAAACACCGATTGGTTGACCACCAGGGTACCTTAAATATTGAAAAGTATTTGATAGAAGGGGGTTCAAGCTGGTTAGCAACTTATCGTCCGATAAATTTTGAAGAGTTATCTCATCCCAAGGACCAGTAGAATTTTTGGATTGAAGTAAATTAGCAACCTCTTCGGTCACTTCAGATTTGAATACATTTAAATTTAGATTGTTGGATACAATAATGGTTTCCTGGGTTGGCTCAGTTCTAAAGAAATTTAAATTAGGATCAAATAGAAAGGGCTCCGATATACCTTTTTCAATGTCTACGTAGTTTTCTTCTTCAACCATCTCATTTGCAGTTATGAGGTTGCCGTTGACAGCTTGCTGATTATTAACTATTTGATTAGCTTGATTGGTAGTGTTTATACTTACTGATGGCGATTGAGGTTGGACAGTCTGTGGTAGCCCAGGAGCAATCACACTAGGCTCATTTGCTGTGGAAAATGGCACAATAACAATAGGATCTCCAAGAGGTGTTGTAGGTTCAGACGTTGTAGTGGTCCCTAAAGCTGGAGGAGTTGGTTGAGAGATTGAAACACCTTGGCCTCTTGTAGGATCAGTCGTTGAACCTCCAGGCTCAGACGTTGTAGTGGTCCCTAAAGTTGGGTCTGGCTCCTGAGTGGGTACTTCCGGTGGGCATGGGAGGTTTGTAAACGTGGGTGAGATACAGTTAGCTTCACACAAGGCTAAACTAGAAAAAGTGCAAGTAGGATCAGGCTCAACTGACCCATTAGCATTTACAATATTTGGACTACACGTTCGACACTCGGTAAACACCGATGTGATAGTAGCCTCATTCAGAGGTAATCCTTCTTCCCCAGGACAAACACCCAGAGCCACAACCTCGCATCTGTAATATATAATACCACCAGTCGTAGGGCCTTGCGGTGGTGGAGGAGCAGGGGGGAAAGGAGGAAGACCGGGGAATCGTGTGCCCCCAGGATTGGGAGTTATTGGCTTAAGAGGGCCGCGAGATGGAGGTACGACATCAGCGGGACGGCCAGTCGTTGGTCGTGACGATGGGCGAGATGGGGGCACGACATCACCCGGCTCACGAACTCTCTCTTGAGGATTTAAACAATTTGGCCTACAGTCATTCAGACTTACATATATACATCCTGCATCTCCCGGCGATGGATTATTTGGATCGCCAATACGAAGACCCGTTCTAGGGTCCGTTATGGTATTCTGCAAACCATCACAAGGCATACATTGCCTGTAGGGGGGATTGGTAAACGTAAATCCAGGAGCAGGGCTTGGAGCGCCTTGTCCAGGACTAATCTCAACACACTTTACTGCCGGTTCTTGAGGCGGTATGACAGGAGGGATGTAAGGTGGTATAGGCTCTATTGGAGGTTTAGGCACTAACACCGGAGGTGTTATAGTTGGCTCTTGACCGCCAAATCCAGGGCCTTGAGTACCGGGCCTGACCCCTCTACCACAAGGGAAGATTAAAGGATTCTCGGGGTCAGTCATGATTCAAATTAGCTGCAAATAACAGTTGGGTCTTTTTCTCTCATTCGAGTTCTTCCCGCACCTAGGGAGTTTGTAAGGTAATCATCAGCCACTCCGATTACCTCCCATTGCACAGATGGGTAAAGAACTGGTACAAGTGTGTTAAAGAAGTTGGGCTCAGTGGTATGGCCGGGATTCATTATGTTGTTGAAATATTGATCTGCTCTATTTTGCTGAAGATTCAAGGACTGTTTAATTTTAGAAGATCCGCCTTGACTGAACGTGCCATTGCTTAGGATCGGCATTTGAGGCATAACAAATCCTGTGAATTTACTAGGATTATTTCTGTTTTTCCAAGGACAGTGGTCTTCTACGTTAAAAATGGGTAAATCACATCCAGCCCAAGCCACACAAATTACAAAGTGATCTTTAAATTTTTGAACCCAAACATTGGAAGTTTGCCTTAAAGATGCTTTTTCGCCTTGTCCAAGGGGATTACAATGTAGAAGATTTACTTTTACGTGATAATCTTTTACCCAAGGAGTGGCATCTAAATTTAATTTTATTCTTTTAGTAACAAAATTAACTTGAACATTTCTAGCGTTTATGCTGTTTCTTGAGGATTGATTTATACCAAGAAGAGCCGTTATTATCCGGTTGGGAAAGTTGGCGTTGTTGCTTGTGTTTATGCTGGCAGTAGGCAGACGACCAGTATTACGTGGAGAACCCCAGGTGTAGTTGGCGTATGCATCAAATCCAAATTGAGTTCTGAGTGCATCAACTGTGGATTGTTGATTACCCGTAGAGTCTATCCAAGGAGGTAAATACTTAACATCGTTATCAGGTCCAGCGAACTCAGTGATCATTCCATTGCCAATATTAATGTGATCGCATATCTGATCTCCAGTGAACTGACCGTTAGAATACCATTTCGCCTTATCCCAATTTGGGCGGAAAGGAATAGATCCTTCAGGGTAACCAAACTCGGATTCCACTAAATCTACTAGTTGGTTCATCTGAGCTTCTCTTAATCCGCCTGCCGCATCTCGTTTAGCTTGTTTAATAAGAGCGCCCTCAGGACCCCAATAACCACCTAAAACATTACCAGCCGCGATTGGTCTAGCACCAGAATTTCCAGGACCTTGAATGTTCCCTACATTAGTTGAGACGGTAACAATAGATCCCTCGATGGCCCCAAGTCTATTATCTAAATCTGTATAAACTTCTTTCCTAACTCGCTCTAAACCCGCTTCGGTAACAACGGGGTTAGCTATTGAAGCTTGAGGCATTGCAGCGGCGATGCCCGCACGCTCGTTATAGGCTAATTCAGTCGTCCTAAAGAATGGACGAATATCAATAATATCCTCTTCGGTAATTAGATCAGTAATAGGTCCAGAATCAGCTTGAACTCTAATGTAAGCGATTGGAAGAATAGACTGTCCAATTAATTGAAAAGCAGCAGTCTCTAACTGCTCAGATAACGCGGGAGCTAAGTTCATCAAATCATCAGGAGATGGGAACGAACCTCTAATTATGCCCGCCGAAGTTGTAAAGCCATTATTAGTTCCATTTTCATCCCCAGGATGAGCCAACATAATTGGGACACCATCAAGAGTTTGAAGGTTTACTCGATCATCGGTATCATTAGAATTGGCGGCTGTTTGCCTAGAAACACCAATACCAGCCCCTTTTAAAATACCTAGAGTTGCCGTAGTTAAGTTTGTGGGATTACCATTACTATCAAACTTAGGAATTGTGGTTGATTCCTCATCAACCCCCTTCGAGTAAATAAAGAGAAGATCTATTCTTTGATTAGCAGCAAGAGTTTGCTTAGTGCCTGCTGAATCCAAGAAAAAGAAATCGTTTTCATCAAAGTCGGGAACAGTAATTTCAAGCTGTTCAGGAACATCCACAATCGATGTCCTAATCGCGCCTCTCCATCTCTTTATAAACTCGGACTCCAAACGGCCTTGCTCAGTGCCTTGAGGATCGGTGTTCTCATCTCCGTCAAAAACGTTTTTTATGAGAGTTAAATTTCTGGTGGTCTCGGGAGTGCTATGCTTTAAGATAGCTCCAATAAAGTTGGGGTAAAGCGGTCTTTCATCAGCATCAAAGTCATCATCAAATTGAGAATAGCCGGGAGAGTCGGTACCAGACACAGCTATTCCCTGAGCTAAATGAAAACCTGATTCAGTAAAGAAGGGGAAAACAAAAGCTCTCTCTGCGAGACCGTTCATGTTCAAAGCATTACCTAGAAGACCCTTTTGAAATTCTTCAAGAACAGCGGCAGCGGCGGTGCCTATGTTTGTTTGAACTTGGTAAGTATTCAAATCTGAAATTGTGCCATCAGTGTTTCTCGTGTTACTAAAGCCTCCAATTTGTTGAATTACTTGTAAAGGAGTAAGTGTAAAAGCGTTGTTAATTCTAGCTGTGAACTTACCGGGCTTAACTTTTACCTTCCTATCATTACCCGTAGCAAAAGGCTTTAATTCAGAGAAACCGCTTCTATCTATTTCTATCTCTTGTTTGTTGTTCTGACGAGAAATGATACCGTCAACTTGGTCCTTAAGGAAGTTTTGAGATTCCTCTAATTGTTTGACTGGAATGTTATCAACCTCATAGTAGTAAGGGTCATTAGCCTTAAAATGCCTAACAGGGCTGATAAAAGTGAAAGGTGTTTGGTAATATCTAATTTCGTTAGCCATTAGTTATCCTTCTTAAGATCAAAGTTATTTATGGATGCAATACCCTTACCATAAGCATAATCATTGTAAGAGTCCCCACCGAATCCACTAGCTGCATAATAGCCCTGCACGACTTTGCCCAAGCCAGACTTACCAACCGTATTATGTTTTGCGTTAGCAAAACTGTTGAGCGCAGAATCATCGAGAACAGCTTTTACGTTATTTGGGGTTGCCAACATCGCTGATGCGTAGTAGAAGCCTGAGGGCTCAACTACTCTAGTAGAAACATTTTGTCGCTGTAAAATACCTAAATTATTCTCTACCGCTGAGAAGTATGTAGAGCCAGCGTCACCTGAAGCAACAAGGTTTCCTGAGAAGTTATATCCTTGAGCGAATATTTGCCTAGCCCAGCCTGCTAAAGAATTATGACTAAGCCCTTCCTGCTCAGTCGCAACCATAAAGTTAGTTACGGGATCTACAGAGAAGTATAGTCTAAACGCTCCAAAGTTTTCGCCACTAACAGACTTGCCAAACGGGTTAGCTGGACCATGCCCATAGTAATCAAGAACTGAAAGACTGCTGGTATCGGGTGTTGCATGAGGTGCGCCAGAAGCTACAAACCCCCCTGCAACGCCACTGGTGTATACACCTGAGGGACCATGATATCCGGCATCTCTAGGGTGTTTACCGTTTACTGACAAGTAAGAGGCTTTCAAGAGAGAGTCATCAGCAATGTTCCAGATAAACAATCTAGAACATTTGGGACCTAGCAATGGAGCCGCGCCCACGAGGTCATAAACCATTGAGGAAGTATTATGCCATGTAGCGGGGAAGTGAACGTTATTAGCATGAACAACACTATTCTCGACGGCTCGAACACACATACCTCCTGTGGAAATACCTGAGATGTCGTTAGTCACATCATGTACAAATTTTCGAGGAGCAGGATTAGTACCGTCAACAAAAGTGTATCTACTATTTCCAGTGGGTAAGATAAAGTCACTAACCACAAGACCACCGGGCATGGGGTCAGTATTAGCGTTAGGGTAGAACTGTAAGAATCCACCACTGGCAAAAGTTGCGGCAGAGGGGCTCGCATAATCTTGAGTGATATCAATAGAGCCACCATAAGCTCCACTGGCCCATTTATTTGAGTAATCTCCTAAATTCTCAAGGAAAATATTTGAGTTTTTATTAGCTACTAGGCAAGCTCTAGTCGAGTGTAGTTCAACCATCGTGTGGTTGTTCGAGTCCGATAGATTGAACGATGATACCAGTAATGCACCTTTGTTAGTCTGGTGAGGTGTCATCTCAATGTTCGAACTGTCCTCAGCTAAAATGTTAACACCCATTCTTACCAGGGATGTAGGTCCTTGAACTTTAATTGTGGATCCGTTGTTAACATATATGCCAGCCACTTTAGAGTTTTCAAACCTTCCACCAGGGCCTATAAGGATATTAGCGTAATCGTTAGAGCCTCGCATGGTCATGGTCGAGTTGTCTTCGACATTAGCGAGAAGTCCATATTGAGCAGCGCCTGTACCACCAGAAACCACTTGCTCTAAGTGAGTGTGGATAAAATCAGCATCAGATCCACCCTTTAAATGAACAGTAGGTAGAATCTTGGTGGAATCATTTTCCATGCCAAAACAACCACTAGCATACACCATCTTATAAGTAGAGGGCATCGAGCTTGTGTACAAGGGCCTGACGACAGAGTTATCAGACGCTATAGCTTGACCGTTATCTATAAAAGCAACTTGAGATTGCAAGAAGGATTCAACGTGATCGGTGTCGGATTGGAGAAGACCACCATACAAGTCTTTATTGTATGCAAAGTCTGAGTTTACAAGATTCAATGCAGTTGATTGATTAAATCTAGCTGCGAACGAATCAACATACATTTTGGAGTTTACAGAGTCTAATCCAAAATAATTACCATCTACAAGTAATCTACCACTGTAATTCAGAACACTGTTGTTAAGGCGAATACCTGCCTCGGTGCTTAATTCTGAGAAGATTTGAGTAGCATCATTGTAGGAGGCTAAAGAACTACCATTAAGTTCAGTGCGACCGCCTGTAATGTTAGAGTCAACAGCATCAATACCTATGTCATTTCTTGATAAACAGTATAGAGCTTCAAGAGAAGGAGCAGGCAATCCACCCACGTAACCATCGTATGCGCCTAAACCAAGGGATGCACTTGCTTGAAGCGATTTATCAAGGTCTCTAACATATGTCGATTTGAAGTTAACATGAGAGTTAACTGCTCGAATACCAGCGCCGTACGAACCCATGACTTGGTAAGTTTCACGCTTGCCGCGATATGGGATACCTGTTCTGGTGGCATTGTCAAATCCGTAGTTACGGTAGCTTACAAAGCCTCTAAGTAAGTTAACCTCTGAGTTGTCAGTGTGCAGCCCAGCCTCGGTGCATCTAGAAACCGAACACCTCTCCAGGTTTACTGTTGAGTTCTTAATCTCGATACCACGAGTTCTAGAGTTCTCACCATCAACGTTGAAATTCCTAATAAATATAGGACCGTTACAATCGTGAACCTTAATGGAGGCTAGGTTATTAAAGTATGCAAATGCGGCAGCGGCAACATCCTTACTTGCTGTTGAATCAGATCCAGAGTCGAAGAAGTCTCTACCATCACCCCAATTGATATCAGTGTTAGTTATGATATTAAGTGTGCTGGCATCATAAACATTAATATTAGATTCTGCTCCGCCTGCTGTCGCTCTATTTTTATCGAAAGGTACAAACTTAAAAGAATTAGCGGCAGCATAACTTCCAAGACTGCTAACCCAAGGAGCTATAGTGCTACTTAGGGATCCTGTTAATCTATTCAGTTGTGTTCCTCTAACTTTCTTGGAGAAAACATAAGGAGCATTGTAGTTGTATCTAAGATCTGTCCAACGATTAACAGCAGAAGAAATGTATTGACCTGTAGAGAAAATCTGAGCAGACTGCATATCGAAAGCCAACCCTGGGCCGGAAGCGCCACTTGCTGCCGATGTAGGAGCTACTGCTGAGGCAAGATTGAAGTCTGTGTATGCAGTATCATACTGCTCTGCTGCCATAACGTTACCCGAAAGGTCCATGGCTCCTGCGAAAGCACTATTTCGATTGATAATTTCTAAGGACCCGTTAGGTCCAAATGCTTTGTTAGAAATATTAAGAGTGCCAAGGTCACCAAAGCTAGCGACTTCAACTAATATCGGATAGTTAATAACTTCAGGTAAAGCGTTGATGCAAGCACTAAGTGTGGTAAAATACAAAGGGTTGCAGGATGAGACAGCATCAGCAGAAACCACGAACGACATACCAGTTAAGGAAGACGTTGGGTGGCCAAACTTCTCCCAGAGAAGAGTCGTTCGCTCATCTAAATCATGAAGAGGTAGATTGTCCTGCTCAAAGTTATAGAATGAACTGGCGTCATACTTAGTAACCTTATCAGTCCAACAGGCTAAAAGGTTGTCAGAGCCTCCTTGTACGTATACGTCGCTTGGGTTTAACATGTTATCCGAATGAGATTGTCCATCTAAAAACTAGAGCAAAGTCTGATGTTTTTCTAATGTCACTAAAATATCTATAAGCGGCAAGAATGGATGTCTCCGTAGCACTTGCCTTTGGATTCTTAATAAACAATCCAATTTCATTTAAATTAACAACGTCCCCGTGCCGAGTAAGATTATTGCAAGAATCCTCATCTACAAAGATAGTAAATCTAACAGTCCTATCATCGACCTTGGTTACTTTGCTAAAGGGAATTTTTGCAAAAGGTTCAAGAGTTGTGGTGGCAAAGTTATCAGCCCATCTAAAACCAGACACAACCTCCAGGTTACTATCTCCCGTGGTCCCTAAATATTCTGTAATAGAAGATAATTCCCCAGACAGGTTGTTTGTAGTGCTAACCTGCAACTCAGCACCACCACTAACACCTAATTTGAATCTGTCAATCTGGTAGTCAGTAATACTATCTGAGCCTACCTTACCGTAAAGGTGAGAAAGTGCCCAGCCAAATCCTGAGACAATGACATTATCCTCGTCATATACAAGCTCTTCCTGACCATCAACGATCTTGTGAACCGTTAAATGACCCTTAATACCTAACTGATTTGTCAGAGACTTAATCATTTGAAATCAAAATTTAAAGAAATTAATACAGAGTTGGAAGCCAACCAATAAGCCAACCCAGATTCGGGATTTGGACGGCCCGGTAAGGCTATGTCCCTGTGAAATAAAGGATTATCCAAGATGGTTGATTTTGCCACCAGCTTATACTTCCTGTTATTATTTAGAGCGTCCCAATCATAAGGGGGCATTAACCCTGTAGATAACATTTGCTGCAAGTCTAAACAATAAACTCCAACATGTTTAATACTACCAAATGATACCAATGAAATTGCATCACCCCCAGATACGCTAGCTCTTAGTATTAACTGACCGCTAGTAACCAAGGTATCCACGCTTGATGTTACGATAGCTCCTCGTGTATAGTTAACACCCGCTGAGGCAGCATCAGGAGAAACCGTTAAGTAGCCGTTCTTGTCCATTAAACCGCTAGTGTTGAAAGCCCCACTTAATGTAGTTTCAAACACTATGGTTTCATCTCTGTTGTAGAAGAACGCAGACGCACCACCAGAAGGTGCGAATCCTCCGATCTTATTCCATATGGAGCTTAACTGAGGGTTCAGGATGGCATTAGGATAATGTCCTAAATTAGGGAATGAACTTACATCGACTCCCGTTCTAGGACCCTCAACTGCTGAGAAAGAAGACAGATTAGTTGATAATGTTGACCCACGTTCAAGTCTAGTATCTGATGGAAAAGGATCATTAGGCACAGAATTGTAATAGCTAGAGGTCGTAACGGCCTTCCTGAATGCTGGCGTTTCATACTGTGCGCTAACTACATATGATGAGGTGCTACTAATATCTGAAAGATCACGGTTTATAATTAACAGTACGCCGTTATCATACCCGCTGATCGAGGATGCGGTGTCACCGTCCATGCGCTGAATTGAGGATACTGCGTGAGAGTGTCTAGTAAACCCATCAGCTTCTTTGCCAAAGGTCACAGCTTGGAAAGTGTAGTTTGAAGCATCAAGAATTGACGATGCACTGGGTAAATCGGCGATTGCCGGGTTTACCGTGAAGACATCAGTTAAAACTTCTCCAAATCCTTGAACAAACATTATACCGTAATTTTAACCTCAGTTTTGTAGTTTCCTTGTGTTGAATAAGTTACCGAAAGCATTTCATCAGGTAACCTGTAATCAATCTTTGAACCACCCTCAGATTCCATTATAGTCGCGGTCTTAGCCTTGTCTCGACTAGCGTACGCCGTAGCAGCGTTCTTACCAGCTATGTTATTAAAGTGCTTGAATATATCAAAAAGATCTTGCTTACTAAGCTCAAGGCGATACTCTTGGCACTCCCTCTTAAGTTCCTTTAAAACACACAAGGGGTCGCTTAGTTTACCTGCTGCAAAGATCTCAGAAAGCTTCTTCAAAGTTAAATCCTGAATCTCAACACTATCAACAAGCATGAACTCATCCATAGCAGCACCAGGAGCCATGAAGACTTCAACAACATAGTTTTGATTCAGTCGATGTAGCTGCTTATATGTTTTTTGATAATCAGCGGGTAACCTTAAATCTCTGTTGCGAGTGTTGAAGGTAACCTCAAAGTCCTCAAAGTCCTCCTCGCCAATACCAATAACAGGGGATGTTCGGTTTGTAGTAACTTGATTTAAGCATACAAAATCTGTTGAGTTGGTCGAGTTTGGAACATTATTTTTAAATGGCAACTGTTTGGTATGAGCGAAATTGTTGATCATGCTTGATCTAGTTATCAATTGATTATGTTGAACCCATTCACCCTTTGGTGTAAAGCTCCACATCATACCACTCTCAGGTTTCGTGTGAATCCATATCCCCACGCTCCGACCGCCTAGAGTTGTCCCAGAATCCTTACTGGTAAGACTATGTAAATTAACTTTAAAATCGTGATCTGGAGATAAGAAATTTTTATTGATTGGGTAGGAGGCTGGTGTTGGGTATTTTGAAATATCAAACCTCAACCTAGTGGCTGCGTCATTTCCCGACCTCATTAACACCAAAGTATTATCAAACAAGTAAGGGTCCTCATAGGAAGCCCTCTGAGAACCTGGGACATCTATGATAGAGAATGACCCTTCACCCGTCACACCAGACGTTAGAACCAGTTCTACGGCCTCTAGAATGCCAGAGGAAACACGTTCAAAGGTCTCCAGATACATTTGGGAATCACCTTCAGCGGCGAAAGATCCCACCCCTGTAAACGGAACACTAGATACATCTATCCTTGTAGGGTTGGCGAAAGAGGATGCAACCAACGCTCTCACAGTTCCAAGTTCTTCAAAGTCGTGATTATAAAGGAGAGGTCCAAAAGTGTGTGAGAATATATTCGGACCATCCTGCTTTTGAATATCGGGGCTTAATCTGTGCCAAATAAAGTTTTCTTGATATGTTTTGTAAAGCCTGTGGAAATCTCTCCCAAATTCAAAATTGTAATAATCATTTATAGACTCTGGGAATTTGTAACCAGCAGCATCTGCGTTGGTGCCACTAGTAATAAGAGATCTAAAGTCTCCGTTAACTAGGGCTCGAACTCGCTCTATCTCACTAAGAATTACAGCAGATTCGTCAGGGTTACTTGCGTGAAGCGGTAAGATATAAATTAACGCCTCCAAGTATTCATTCAAATCAGGGATGATATCATCCAAAGCTTTAAAGTATTTTTTGCCTTCCCCGATTCTATGCATCGCAGCATAAATACCTGGAAGCTGACCACGGTCGGTAGTGCGATCTGCGTTGGATTGAAATACATCTGTCTTTCCTCTAGTATTCTGAGTGTTACTTACATCATACTCAAAATAACTATTAATAGAATTCAAGTCTTCGCATTGAGCGTATATTGGAGGGAGATTAATATGGCTGCTTACGGGAGTGTAAGATAGCGAACTTGGGATTAATCCCAAAGGAATCGCGCTAGGTCCTGAGGAAGCACCAAACGAAACGGGCATGTTAAATCCAGTTCGATCATAATAACCGTTAAAGGGCATTATCTTCTCAAAAGATCTTCTTCTGGATGTATTTCTTGGTATTGAGTCAATACTAGAAGCACTTAAGAACCTGGAAGTCACCAGAGATTGTGTATCTGATCTAGGGAATACGTCACCATCCGACCTAACACCACGCATATAGCTATTGAAGAAAAGTCCAGATGTGAAAGTGTTATTACCAGCAGCTACTTTAATCTGCTCGCGATCCTGGTATATGTGGGGTAACGCACTTGCCTCAAACGATAGGTTGTCTGGTCCTGCTGAGACTTCTAATGAAATTAAAGGAATGGAGTGAGCCGGTGCAGTCTTACCAACAGCTTGCGAAACAAATTGAACAGCATCGCCAGTCCCTGTGGTATTTAAGTTTTTCTTTGAGAAATCAAAGTCACTTGCCTCCAGGACAAGTTTAAAGTGAGATGATTTACCGGACCAAAGAGATGCATAATCAAATCTATTATCGTTTAAGTTCCTAACCAAATTATCAAGATTTGGAGGAGCATTGTATCCCGATGTAAATATTAGCCAAGACCCTAATCTGGGCTGGTCTTCAACATTTAAAGCGTTGTCTGTTATGTACGAACTTACATCTATTGCAAACTCTTTCCTAACACCATAACAAGCCAATCTGTCTGCTATGAAGGTGACCATATCAGCATCCAACTCAGTGTTTGCGTAATAGGGATATTCCTCAAAAGGAGGTATGGAGAAGTCTCTACCTCTATAAGTAAATGTGCCCTCAAATTCAGACAACCATGAATTAATAGGGAAATTACTTGGGAATTGTCTGATAATCTCCAACAATATTTGATCTACTGCTAATCTAATATTGTCATCCATGCTAGAGGTTGAATATTTTTCAATATTCAAAGCGGTAGCATCACCGGGGGTGTAGCTTTCAAAACTTCTAAATTTAGAAGATTCAGTAGCCAAAGAATAATAAATTAGGAAGGGAACATAAGACTCCCAAAGCTCTGTAATTTTACCTTGAATTGGAAAACTGTCTTTTGGAAAGACCGTATCGACTGTGCTTTGAACAGATTTTTTAGTACCTATGGCCTTATAGATAGGGACTGCGTTTCTAAGCTGAAGCCTCCATCTTTCAGGTTTATTTCCAAATAAGTCCCAGCCGATTAGTTGGGCAATTAAGGGAAGGTATTCGTCTGGGCAATCATCTAAATCATAAAGGGTTGATATTTCTTCAGTGTCGTTGTTTACATCAAACGCAAAGAAAGACAAAGCTCTTATCAATCTTGCAAAAGGCCCATCCTCAATTTTTTTAGCAGACTTTAGATTGCTTTCAATATATGTTGTAAACTTGTCTCTAACTCTAAAGTCTGAGGAGTCTGCGAATAGAGGGGAATAAATAATCTCATTCCAGGTTTTTAGCTTATCTAACTGTTGTGTTCCACTTAAATCAGATCTAGTTCCGCTGGAAAATAAATCTGAAGGGTAGTATGCTGATGAAGCATTCTTCCAAAGAAACTCACTAAGACCGTTAATTCCATCAGCCAGATTAAAAGATTTGCCTTCAAAAAGGCTGCTTACTATAGAATCTTTAACATAAGATGAAGGATCAAAATACTGCCCAGAAGTATTTAAGAAATACATCCAAGACAGATTTGAAATTAAATAATTGTGAATGTCCGACGCTCTACCAAGACTGGCAAATATGGTTGGATCTGGATTATTTAACTCTATAGCAGGCAGTAAGGTTGTTTCAACATAATCAGAGAAAGTATCTTGAGAGGCAAAGTCTTTGAATTTTTTTCCAAAAAAAGATAGAATATTATTTTCAAAGTTTTCAGTATTAACATTTGTTAATTCATTTTGCTTAATAAAATAAGGCACTATGCCGTTTATAGTATTTATCGAGCTAAAGGCAGTGCTCTCAACTGCGCTTACATTTATAACAGATCCAAAGTTAGAAGCCACATCAATGTGGCTGTTGATTATTGTGTCTATAGGGTCATCTGCTTTAGGTGTCCCCGATACATCGTCTTCATATAGGTATTCTGGTAGGATATACTTTAATGCCTCAAAGTAATTCCTTTGGAAAAATTTATTATTTCTTAAATAAGTTTTACCTGACATTAAACGTACTCTACTCGTAGGGTTAGATTGTTCAGTTGAATAATTTCATTAAACCCAACATTTATGGGCCTATCAACATTGTTAACTTCCGCATATCTAATATTAGTTTCGTCTTTTAAAAGAACTCTTATAAGATCCTGAGGCACGAAAGGCTCAGAGAAATCTGTGTTGTCGATATTCATGTAATTCAGAATTGATCTTCTTGCAGACTGAAGTAACTGAGTCTCACTTCTTCTGAATTTTTCATCAATATTCAAAGTGACCACTAAATCTAAAGTTCTAATTAATCCGTCAACTACGACAACTTCATCAGTCAGCATTTTTTTACCGTCTATTGCCTCCAATAACTGACGCTTATACTCCTGGGTTGCTCTTCTCAATTGACTGTCTGAGGCTCTTTCAAGAACAAATAAATCAATAATATTAGCAGATGAGAAAGCTCTTCTAACTGATGCTGTAGCTTTACCTGTTGATCCATAATTGGATGCAAAAGAATTAGCGAAACCTTTAAAGTCTGGCAGAGTTACAAGCCTGTCTTGTGTTCTAAACAATAAGGGTGCGTATCTCTTAGCTTGATTTACTGTCTCTGCATCTCTACCACCAGTTGCAAGGCTTGTGTTCTCAAGAATCATTGTAACCTGTTCGCTAGCTCCACCCGAAACTGAGGTGCCAACAATTTGTGCGTTAATAAAACTTTCTGCTATGTTCCCACGGGAACCACCGCCCACACGGTAGGTCACCACGTAGCTGTCTCCCACGGCTGGGGATTTGCCTACACTGTCATCACCAAAGAGGATCGATGCTTTAAACTTTTCATCAGTTGTAACTTGAAAAACTTTATCTGTGCCTCCTGAAGCGAAGTAAACATTTTCCTCTTCTTTGTAGATGCCCTGAGACTCTGTATTCCCAGTTAGAAAAACTTGAGCACTTTTTTCGACATAAGGAAATTGTGATAAATTAATAGATTTGACAGCCTCAGGAGATGTGAAAGTGCCAGTCTCAACGACAAGGGCTCCTTCAAGTAAAACGGCATCTGTGATGAGAACATTTCCACCAGAGGCACTCACACTGAATGTTAAATCTTCTGAAGGATCAGTTAGATCAACCGTTCCATTATTGTTAACTTTATAAAGAGTATAAGTTAATGTGCCTCCATCCTCGGGGGAAGTAATAGTGGTTACACGATTTGATGCATCTACCGTAAGGGAAGCGGGAGCGGCTACAGTCCCTGTAGTATAGGATAGTGCGGCGTTGGCAGCCGCAGAGATAGGCCCCTTCATACGAACACCTATAAGCTCTAAAAGTCTTTTTACACTGTCCCTACTTCTAGCGGTCCCTATGTAATTCTCATTAGCTAGAAAATCAGATTTGTTGGATTGAATATGGCCAACTGCCGCCATTAATTCAATCAGTAAAACACCAAAGTCGGATGCCTCAAAATTATTGTAATCTAACGGAAAAGTAGCCTTAGTGTATTTTATTAAAGTTTCTCTTAAACTTTCAAAGTCAGAAGCACTAAAATCAATAAGCTTTTCTTTATTATCTAGTTTGGACGGTATCAGCTTTAAAAAGTCTGATTCAACTGTTCCTGAAAAAACAACCATTATATTCTAACTCCGATATTAAATGCGGAAGCAATAGCGTCCCTGATCGAACAGAAAAGATTGACCTTTAACTGACCGCTACGAGTTTCAAAAACTTGTAGCTTGCCTATTGCAACTGTGCTAAGATATCTACGTATCGAGATAACGACTTCCTCTTTTATCATGGAGAAAGTAACTTCATCCAGAGGCTCCATTAGGAATTTCCTAAGATTACACCCCAGATCAGGACGCATGAATCTTTCACCTCTTCCAGTTTTTATCAGTGAGGATAAATTGGACTTTATTAGAGGTAGACCTGAAGCTTTGCTAAAATATCCATTCTCTGGGTTTAGGGGTATGGGATATCTTAAACCCTGAAATTTAGGATCTTCTATTGAAACAACCCTTCTTATTTGACGAGGTGTTACATTACCATGAACAGTAACATTATTTGAAATAGGCATTTTAGGTTGTCTTAAATACTATGTTTGATCCTGCGCCAGAAGCAGAGTCTGGGTCGGTAACGGAAAGAGTGGCACTAACAGGGTTGTACCATAACGTAAAGTCGTCTACGTTAGTGTCTGTTAAGAATGTGTCAGAACCTATCTTAAAGTTGGTAAACGTTATATTCATTGGCCTATTGGCTGATTGAGGTGAGCCTGCTGCCGTCTGAGCAGGTGTCGGACCCGCAGAAAGACCGTAAATAGCACTTGATGTTGCAAGTGAATCAGGAGGGTTCAACGCTGAAGGGTTCAGATTAATGTTAGTGATATTAATCCCTGACACAACCCCACAAGCACTCCCATCCCTGGTCTGGTATATATAGTTTTGATTCGCAATATGATACATTCCCATGTAGATAGCGGAACCATCTCCTTGATGAAGATCCCAGTTAGATATCTCAACATTGCCCAAACCACAATCAAAGGTTAAACCATCCTCAAAATCGGTATACATGTTGATAAGTGCATTCCCTGTGATAGGTGTTTTGGATGCATCAGTAACAGAGCCTGACCAACTGTAGTTAAGGATATCAATATCCTTAATTATTGCTCTATTAGTGAGACCTCCACCAAAATAAGTTGCTACAACAGAGGATCTAAAGCTTCCTACAAAGTTATTTCTGTAATACGAAGGAGCCCTGTAAAGGTAGGTAAACGGAGTCATGGTATCATCACCGCATAACATCATGGAGTTTGTGACACCGTACAAGCTATATTGACACTTCGGACTAGCCTTTAAACCATCAGAGTTAAAAGTGTAAGGAGCTAAATGCTTACAATTGTCAAATGAGTTACAAGCATAACGACCCGTTCCATAGAATGCCTGATTAGCTAAAACTAAACCCTCTACTACTGCTCCAGGCCATTGACTGCTTGTTGATCCTGGATATTGTTCGGATACAGAAGATACACTAATACCTATGGGCATGTAAAACCCAGCAGCGTCGTCCGAAATATCAGATTTAACAGACTCTATAAAGGGTTGTCTAGGATACATCTCTGCTGAAATTAGACCCCTACCTAAGAATCTACAATCATAGCCGCTTACAAGATCAAATCCACCTTTGATGTAAGCGTTAGCATCAATGTATACAACCGTGTTAGAAGATAATGGAAGTCCTGCACTTAGATTATGAACCCCTGGAGGGAAGTAAAGACTATTAGGGTATGAGGTAAACCGATCAGCACTAGCATCCCAATTAACTCTGTTGTATGAGTTTGTGCTGGAGGTTAGATCAAGTCCCGGTTCATTACTGTAGCTGGCTCTGTTCTGACCTGCATAGGTTGTTAATCCAGAAGGTATCGCAGGTTTGAAAGGATCCGCGAATATACACAAAGGAGCACTTGTATTGCCGTCTATTTCAATATATAACTTATCACCAATGTAAGTAGTAAACTCAATACCCCTTAAGGATGTGTCACCAAATGTAAAGATGCTTGGTTGTCTACTCTTAGAGCTTCTCTTAGGATACACCTCACTTGATGTGATTGATTGAGAATTAGTTTTCTTAACTCTTACCTTAGCGATGCCACTCGTTCCGAAAGTTGTAAAGCTAATCGGAGCGTTAGACCCACTGACCCCTATACCGTAAGAAGAGAAAGGACCCGTAGATTGATCGCCTGTTATCTGTCTATCCTGACCTGATACAACTGTCACAAAAGAAGAATTCCAAACACTTGTAGACGGATTGTAAACTTCAACGGTGTAGATAGGTGATTTTACAGAGTCCAAGCTCCCTGGGGTATAGGTGTCAGTACCAGTCACGGTCGAATCATAAATCTCAACAGAACTTATCGAAGAGGCTACGAAAGATATATCGTCCAGGAAGGAATCACTTACAATCTTAAACTCAGTATCCGTAGTTCCCTTCCAGTATATCCACATCAAACATTTCTTGAGTTGGTCTACTAATTTTTCGTAATAATTATCATAGTAGTTAGAGAAGTCCGTCCCGCTATCTGAAACTCCATAGAAAGCATAAGCATATTCGTAGGTAAAGGTAGATGACAGATCTTTTATTTTTGTAGTAGTTGGATTTCTAGTCCAAACTTCGCCCTTTTTACCGCCTGATTGTATAGTAAAGGAGTCCGTCATAAACTCTATTAATTCCGTCAATACGCCCCTTTCGTAATCAGGAATTGGGTTCGTATCATACGTGCTGTTTCTAAGCTCCGCATACCCCACGGTATCAGAATCATAATCAACCACAAACTTGGCAAGGGATTGTAAAAATCCATTTCTTATGACCATTGACTCATTAATCTTTTGCCAATTATCACCCGAAACAGAAAAAGTGAAGTTAGACAGAGGGGGAAAGTGAGTATCAAAATTATAAAGTATCCTAAGATTTTCCTCTAAGCTGTTATCGTTAAACGAGGAAGCCATCACATTGTGATTTACTGATTGACTAAATTCAGAATCAAATCCAGCTTTAAATTTCTGAGAAGCTTTATCAGATCTACCGAGCCCTTCAAGAAGATTAGGACCAGCGTTTACGTAATAATTTTTAAGGATGTCCCACGATTGGACCGCTTTCGTGGATACAGATCTATCTAAAGTTGTTAGTTCATTGGAAGTTCCCGAGAAAGAACTTTCTTGTTTTTCTTTAAGATTAGCAGCTTTAGATATATCCCTCCTATTGAACCAATTAGCATCTTGAGCTTTAAGAAGCAGGGAGTTTGCAGCTTTAAGATCTCGATATTCCCCATCAGAGTAAATGTTTCCAAATTTTAATTTATCAAATCCAAAACTAAAAGGCGAGTCAATAACACCCAAATTATTGAAGTATCCAACAGAACTAGCTTGAAGAACATCTAAGGTTGTATTAAGATTCTGAGAAACTTCAGGATCGTAGGCCGCGTAAACCATGAAAGGTTTATTTATACCTGAAGAAGAGGTTCCACTTATAGATCCATTTAAATATCTGTTAAATGCATAATCATTATTTGCAATAAAGGGAACTGATACAAAGTCAATCAAACTAGAAAACGTCTTAATATCTTCAATACCATAAGAACCACTCGGGCCAGTGCCTCGACCATTGTCCAAGTAATCTGTGTCATTAAATATATTTAATCCATCCTTAGGGGAGAATGTATACTTTATGTTTGTTGATGACAAATTTTGATTAAGTCTTGCTTGAGAAGATACCGCTAAATTAAGAAATTCTGATGTAGGCTTATTGCACAAATCAAAGCACCACATAGACTGATAAGATGAGACAGAGCTAGCTAAAGCATCTATGTAAGGGCCAGCCGATGCAGTGAAAAATGAAGGGGAAGCTGCTAAAGTAATATTAGGGTTTCTAGCTTTCTCCAGAGTTAATGCCGTTGTAAGATTTGGTGTTGCTTGCTCAGGTATTAAGACGTTTCCGCTGACAGAGCTAATAGTTCTGATGCTTTGCTCAGAATCCCATAAAACAAACTGAACTCTTATATTGTGCCGGTCGCACATTTTTAAGAAACTTTTTACATTCTCTAAGTAACTGGTGGCATTGAAATGGTAAATGTCATAGAATAAAGGAGTTCGTATACAGTTAATTCCTAATTTTTTTAACTTAATTAATCCCTTCTCATGATCACTTTCATTATAGTAATACCATATTGATGCCGGATTAACTCCTACAAAAATGTTGGATTCAGCTTTACCAATTTCTGTGAAGATAGGTGGAGGTGGCAAACCGTCCGAATTACCTTTAGCATTAAGATCGAACGCTGTAACAAAATCTGGTCTAGGTAGGTATCCACTCTCTTTCCACTCTGTATCTAACGAAGGGAGATAATTAACTCCTCTAGCATTGGAGAAGTATTGAACTGAGCTTGCAGGGATATCAGGATTAATTTTTGGCATTACGGTATCTCAAGGGGTTCCCACATTGAGTTGGGCACTTCAACATTCTTAAAGAAGTTCTGAGTTGCTTTGTAATTATTTAGCACCTCGCTGTCATCAAGAGGTTTTGAATAAAATCTAGTGCATCCCAAGTAACCCTTCAAACCGCTTACTTTACCGCCGAACTCACCTCCCATGAAGTTGCCTGCTGATAACCCATCTGTATATCCGCCTCCGAGAATCCAAGGAGTAAAGTAAGTGTCTAATGAAGGGCCTCCTGAATATTCAAAAGAATTGTTCTGTTTTATGGAGGGAGCTTTGTAAGTTTGCCCCGTTCTTGTAGTTGGGAAAACGTCATGATAACTAGATGTCATCAGTTTGACGCCGTCAGCATAGACTCTGACTTCATCCTTTTGAGGATCTAACGACACCGATAATTGCACAAAGGAATTGCCACAACTGGATAATGACTTTCCATTAAAGGTATCAAAGACAGGAACCGTCAAACCATAGGGAGAAGTTCTATTACAATCTCTCTGGCTAGTTGTAATAAATCCTGCGCTAGAGGAGTCGTAGGATTGTGTGGGAGCTAGAACAAGAGACAGGTTAGCTATATCGTTATCCCCATTATCATTGCTAGGGTCCAATCCCAATGTAAATCTCCTGTCTCGTGTAAACCCAAGTATAGCACCCCGAACAATACCAGTGCTACTATCTGCTTGTAATTTATTAATATTAGGTTGAGGAGATTTGGACTCGGACAACCCTACATTTTCATTAGCAAGAATTAATCTATATAATCCTAGCGTACTGTTATCATGCATATTCCAACCATACGTAGTCCCATCTAAATCGGGCATATGTACCCAAGATTCAAAGGTGGCTCCATTGGTGTTGTAGAGGAAATCTTGAAAATCAGAGTTTTCAGGAAGTTTAACATAACTACCCATGCTTTCAATTTCAGATGATCCCTCCTTAGGAAAGGAGACTCCACTAAAGAAGGGAACACCCAGACCCCTATCGAAAATGCTGGAGAAATCACCAACTATTTGAGAGTTAACATCAACTCCTAACCGGCTTGAATTGTGATTTCCAAAGTTAGAGCCTGAGGGGTTATCAGTTTCAACTGATAGATAATTGTATAGAGCAAACAAATCATCCTCCACTATCCTATCCGTTATTTGTAACGAAGCGGCAGAAGGCTCTAAAGGAGATGCGACTGTTTCACCCCTGGCAACATTAGCAAGAAGAATATGATCAAGGAACACCGTGTCCGTAGTTTCAATCTTCTCAGTAAATTTAACTTCTAGTGGTAATACTACGCCTGTCACATCAGTTTGATCTAAAGTAATTTTACGTTGATTTTCAATATCCACTAAAAAGTTAGACCCAGCTAAGTACGAGAAGTCGTTGACAGGGACGTTACCTGGAGTATACTGAGGACCCTTACCTAAGAAAGTGGGAATCTTAACAGCTAATTCAATTTGCTTCTTTCGTTTATTGATTCTGTCTTGGAACTGAGCGGTATCAGAAAACATTACTTGACGCATATTATCAATAATCGCTTGAGATGAGTTGTCATCAATTAACTCTTGTAACTCAGATGAAACATCGAAAACTCTTCTATCTTTCTGCCCCTCTAAGCTTAATAGAAGCTCATCCTGATTGTAGTACTTTGTAATTGTCCGTGAGTTATCAACTTGATCAGGATCTAATATACTATTGAAATAATATCTTAAGTCATTGGATGTTAAGGGAATGCCTCTGCCACCTAAGCTGGGATCAAATTCAAGTTTCCAAAGATCTCCGTTGGTAAATCCTCTTTCTTTAAATTTAAGGTCTTCCTCTCTTTCAGCAAGCTCAAGGAGGGCAGGTTGAATTCCATCGGTTTGAGAATCGTAGTATAACCCGTCAACGGATAGGATAAATTTACCAGATGTTGACTTTGGAGGACCAGCTTCAAGGCGAAATACCGATTCGGTGATCTCGTCTTCCTCCCCAGGCTCCAAGGAGGGATCTAAAGTTCTAGCAAGAAGGATGCCATCAATGACAGCTATTTGAGCGTTTGCCTCATCTATAAAGTCTTGAGCTTGTTGAGCTTGATCAAGATAAACAGAAAACTGAGAATCTATTAAGTCTTTGTAAATCTCAGGACTTAGATCTGCCAGTTCCTCCCTTTTCTTAGCAGCGTTACCTCCTGTAAAGTCCAAGTAATCCTTGAAGGACTTCATGCACTTTTTGGCCTCTTCGAGCTTTGCCTCTAATGCTTGAATCGTGCCAACCACGGCAAGGAATGCTCCTATTGCCGCTGTGATACCAGCAAATAGATCTAATCCAAATCTAGAGGAATTTGAGAAGAAACCAAAAAATCCATCTCTATTAGGAAACAGTGAAATACCTAAAAGATCTCTAATGTAAGAGTTAATTCTTTTTATAATGGCATCAGCTATTTGGGTTGCCGCCACCATCGCCTGACGAAGAGCCAAAAGAATGGGGGTTGGGATTAAACCTAGAACATCGCTGGCAAGACCGAGAGCACAACTAGGAATACCAAAAGAGGTGGCTAAATTTGATATACTGCCTCCACCTGCTAAAAACGTTTTTGCATCAAATGCCATTAAACTGCACCTCCAGGATCAAGATAATCGTTAGGTGTGAAAGTTGGTGCAGGAGCAGGTATGCCAGCACCGCCAGGGACGAGTGTGCTATTAGTAAAATCGGATCCAGGTGCTCCTGCCGAGAATAATAGCGGAATCCCATTCTGAAGGATGCTAGCCCCATTTAGGGCCACTGAACCTGTTGATCCTAAATTAAGTCCCTGACCTCCAAAGATATTAACGCCCAAAGCTCCATTAAGATTAATCGAGCCAGCACTATTAAAATCTATATTTCCTGCTGCTAAAACTTTCACTGCTCCTGTTCCATCTACTTGAATGGTTGCTCCAAGTGTATAGATATTTACATGACTTGCAGGACCAAGGGCTGCTAAATCAATATTACGAAACCTACTTTTTAGTCTGATATTACCAAACCACTTACCCAAGGACATAAGTCCTGTTGAGTTGTTCTCAATATTAATATCTCCACCGTCTACAATACGCATGTTAATATCTGAGCCAGTGCATTTATACTGCTGGGATCCCCTGGTCTCGATCGAGAGAGATCTAGCTGCGTAAGCATCATTAGGCTCCGCCCCATTTAAAATAATGGAATCTCCATCAGCATTTCGTATTTGAACACCCACCGGACCCACGTTCACCTCTTCACCACCTTCAGATCGCATGGTGACGTTATTGCTGATTTTAGACGCTGTAAATTCTCTATGGATGTATAATCCAGCACCTGCATGATTTGTAAAATGCTGCATGACTGGCTTTGATTTATCACCATAAACTTGCCTATCATTGTCTGGTATAACCTTGAAGTTAGGATTCTCTTCTTCAGAGCTTAGGTTTTTCTTAGATACGATGGTAGAATGATAGTAAAACATCTGCTCATCGTCTGGTGGATCAGGATTAAAGACTGCTAAAATTTCATCGTTCACCTCGGGTATCGCAAGAAAACCTCCAGCGTTTACTTTGAAAAACGGTGAAGTGTAAGTAACTGGATGAGCCCCTGCGTTTATGCTAGGAAACTTTGCCATGAACACACCTGACCTAGTTCCGTCAACATTCGATACAACTTGTCCTTTTACTATTTTCATTTTAATCCGTAAATAAGTTTTTAAAATAGTTAACAAACCTTTGAATAGCCGGTTTAATAAACAGACCGCGCTCTTCACCACGTTGAGCAAGCTTTTCTAGGTCTTCCTCCTCTCCTACCCTCACGTTCATGTAACTCATAACCTCCCCCACAAACTCACCAATGGTCATGTTTAAAATGTCCAATGACTCTTGAGTAGGATTCCCCACTGCATCTATTCTTAACAACTTAAAACTTGAAAATGCATCATTGCTAGACATGTAGTGTCTAGTCCCCACTACTAGATATCTTCCGGTAAAGGGAGCGTATGTTTTTGTTTTATCTAGAATGGATCCGACAACTTTATTGCTCAATCCAAAAAGAAAACACTCTCTTCCAAAAAGCTTGGGTTGATTAAAGAATGGAACGGTTCTAACATCTGCATTTATAGTATACTTGCTTATATCCTCTAGAACATCAGCATAAACTTTGTGCCTCTCTCCAGGTCGTACCTTTACAACGGGGCCTGGGGAAGGGAGGGCATCACCTGTTACTAAGAACGTGATAACATCTAAAAAGTCTACGACTTTTGTATTTTTTAAATCATCTTTTAAAAATACAAGTCTCTTAAGCCCTTTATCTTTTTTTAACATCTCCAAGACGTTTAACTTAATATCGTCTTTTGGAATGTCTTTTGTTTTCTTAGAAACGTATTCAGCTATCTCCGATAAGCCCAATCTGTTATCAGATATTATTTCAGAAGTTGCTTTGTTGTTTGCCACCGATAATAGTTTAGACTCCGCAGCTAAACTTAATAAACTCGCGTAATACCCTACATTCTCAAACCTAACGTCTAAAACATTTGTGTTTTTTACATTATGCATGAAAACCAAATCACTGCCTTTTACCTTATCTTTCAATGATTTAGTGAAAGGTCCAAAGTCGATCGCCTCCCCGAAAGAAGAAGTGCGGCCTCTGACAGAATTGTAAAAGTGATTTACAAATTTCTTAGAATACCTAGGCCAATCACCCAAGCGGCCCGTGGGGTTGTATGTAAAAGTTGATTCAAATCCAACTTCACTTCCAGCAGCAGAGCCTTGGAAGTCTTTGAACTCATTATTTTCATGAGCGGCAGCTACAGTGGCATACTCCTGAGCAGGGTACATTAGGTTTTTAATTATCTCTTTCTCACCAAAAACAATTACGGGCTTGGTTTCGTCCTCTATCACATTAGACTCTTTCAAGAATTTGAGAATGTGTGAGTCTGTCTCTTCAAACATTGTAAATTGAATGTTCTTGCTTCGACGTTGTCTCACACCTCTGTAAAAAGTGTAGAGGGGAGCCATTAAAGTGTTTAGAGAGTCTGAGGTGTCCTCGGCTTTCCACCTATGCATCATAGTCATTTTAGCTTTCTTAATGACTGGAGGTAGAAGATTGTCAGTCTCTGCTAGATAGTCTGGATTTTGTCTTGCTACTTTAGATTCGACCACCGGCTGTGATATCCCATCTGCTAAACGATTAAGAATCTCCTCCCTAGAGGGTGGTTGGCTAGATCTTGGGATACTACGTCCCCCTCTGGTTAATGAGTTCAGTTCTCTTCTCTCACGAGCAATGCGATTTGTCCTTTCATTGTCCGACTCTCCAGCTACGAATCTTGATGGGTCAAGAGGTGCGGCGTCTACAGAAATTGTGCCTGATTTAAATGCAGGGTCAACAGGAATTGTTTCTTGCTTAAATGCATCCACAGGAGAGTCCACTGTGCCAGAATCAATAGTAGAGTTAGGTCCTTTCTTTTGCTGTAAGACTTTTTCAGCTTGATCTTTTTTGGGTTTAGATTCTTTAACTTCTTCTTCAACGGTAATTAGTATCCCCAACTTCGCTAAGTTTTTAGCGTGATCCAGAATTGTTTTTTCATTTACATTTGGTATATTAATTATCCCATTAGTTATATCACTAGATCCTACGGCTGGCCTATCAAGATCAGTTCCAAATAAGGGTAGTATGTTTCCGACAGGCGTGCCTGGGTATAGGTTGTTTAAATATCCAGCTACTACTCTTCTAACCCAGTAATTCCATCTACTATCTCCCCCTGGCTTTCGAACTGGGAGACTGCCGTTTTCAACATCAAAAATACAATCAGTCCTTATTTCTATCTCTTTGTTCTTTCTAGATTTAGAATCAAACTTGGATTCTAACTGAGCGTAACCAGCGTCATTAAAAAATCTGTTTGTGAATACTTTAATACTTTCAGGATTTGGAATAAAGCCTAAATCAATCTCCCTAACTCCATCAGCATTTACGTTCATGACCGCATTGCTAATCTGCATTGAGTATGGGCCAGACCATTTTCTAAGATCATCACCAACACCAAAAGACAAGTAAAACCTTCCTGAATTCTTTATTAGCTTTTGGATCTTGTCTTTAAAAAAATTATCAGATCTTTCTAATCTTCTAATAACTTCATTGTCCACGGGATGTCTATCAACAACAAAGAAATCAACAATTTCTGAAGTATCAACCATCTTAAGATTGACATAGTTATTAACACCCCCACCTTCAGGAAAGTTTATGTCAAGCTCTAAAAAGCCATAACCTCTTCCTGGCGATAGAACAAGAAGGTTTGATTTATCTTCCTCTGGTAAGTCCCTTATAAATTGATCAAAACTTATCCTCTGCCTGTTCGTGGGGAAAAATAAGGAGTCTATCACTTCAGGAGACTTTGTGATGATCGCGTTGTAAGGGAAGGACTTCATGCTACAGGTCTAATATCTTAATACGATCTCCAGCGTTTAATTGTTGAAAAGGATCAGAAACGTTATTAGCCCAACAAACAAGCCAATCAAGATCAGGAGACTCGTAGAATAGATCAGCAATTTTATCCGCTCTATGCTCAAATCCAGGAGGGATAGTGCCGACTTTGTATGAGGACTCAGTTAAGCTTTTTAAAAAAGATTGAAACTCAGTGGAGTTTAAAGAAGATACAACTTTCTTATCTCGATGAGTAGTCTCCCTAAAGCCCGCTTTTAAGTGATTCTTATAAGTCATTAAAATCTCCAGATTGACCAACAATTCCGTTGTATGGGTCTAATTCATTATTACCTATAATAGACTCCCAACCAGTTAGGTTATCTCCAGTCACGATCCTGCCAGCAGCGTAATCGCCAAAGTCACCAGTTCTTGTTTCTACCATGTTCATGGTAATTTCTAGTCTTTTGGGAGTGAGAGTTGTGACTTCATATCCAGCTTCTTCTATTATATTTATGTCATAGTTTTCTACTAGGCATGGAATATTGTTATACATTGCGCCATGAGTTAACCTAACAATGGGTGGCCCATAAATCGTATTGTCTGATCGGTTGAGAACAGAAGCTCTAATTAAGTTTAACCAAACATAAATGAGATCTATGGAATCATTTAATGTTTTTACGTTATCTTGATCTTCCTCTTCATCATTAACCGTGAATGGAAGCAAGCTGTCTACAACTGCTTCAGCATCAAAGAAAGGCTCTTGATTAGTTATTAAACCAGCTATCTTCCGGTAGTATTTTCTGTTGAGTTGTGCGTGATTTCTTCCTTTGCCCTGAGGATCTTCAATACTAATATCTGTCACTCTCTGCTTTTCATTAAGTTTCTTGGTAATATTTTTTACATTCTGATCTGTGAACTCTACACTTTGTAGCCCCAGAAATTGTGCCTCTCTTTCGGTGTTTATTTCATTCACAAGTGAAAATAGTTCAATAGCCTGTTCCCTCTCAGTGAAAAAAGTTTTAAATTGTCTGGTAAATTTATCAGTTATGCCCTCTTCAAGATTGACTTCAATTAAGTGCAACAAGCTAAAGTTGAATGTTAATGAGAATCTTCTAGATTGAGCGCCAGCATAAGAAAATAATTGTCCTGCTCGACCAACCAAATTATACTCATTCAGATTGGCCTTGCCTCGTTCCTTGATTATGGGGTTTTCTAAAAAAGGGATAAAGGTTCTAATAACCCTATCCTCACTATGAGGGAACTCTATAGTTAGGTGGGATCTTTCTTGAAGAAGTCGCTTGTTTTTGTTAAGTCTCCCATCAAAGCCTTTGAATAAATCTTTTAAAAAGGTTACCATGTTTATTATTGATCTCCAATTGGGAGCGTGCCCTTCTTACCCTTAGCTTCCAGCAAGGTGTTCATCTTCCTAATCTCTTTAAAAGTGTCCGCTATCATTTGCTGTGTCTTAGGATCTGAAACTTGAGCCTCCCTCGTGTTCCTCCTAAGGTATTCGGCAGTAAACTGTAGCTGAGATGCTTCTTTGGATCTGGCGGCGGCACGCTCTCTATCTTTTCTCTCTTGATTAGCCCTTTGCTTTTCAAGTTCTTCGGCTGTATCTCCAGTATTTTCAACGATTGCCATGGTGAGTCCGATTGCGCCACCGACAGCAGCCCCAAGCGGGCCTCCTAACATACCACCCATGCCTGCGTATTGAGCCGTGGTGCCTGCCCCAGCTATAAGAGGATTGTCAGAAGTTGAGGCAAAACCGCCTGCAAGTGTAGCCACGCCACCCCCGCCCATTCGCGTCTTAAGGAAGCCCCCGACTTTGCCGAGATTCCTGGATATAGCTCCACCCTTCCCAAAAACGTTAGCCTGTGCTGTACCTACTTGTCCCGGCATTACTAGAGGACTAAATCCTTTCCCTGCGCCGACCAGGAAAGCAGCGTTAACTAGCTGTGAAATACCGCCAGCAGTAGCAGCTAAGTAGGTCAAGAGAAGCGGCACCTTGTCATCAAAAAAGTTTGTGGATCTTTCTTCAATGTTTTTCAAACTACCGAAAGTATCGTCAGTAGTTTTCTTCATTCCCTCTTGAATTCTATAATCTTGATTAGCGATTTTCCCTAGATTCCTTAATTCTATAAATTGATCTTGCGTTATTCCAGCCCGCGAGGCTGCTGCTGCTAGCCTTGCCTCAGCATTTAAACCTTGGAACTCACCATATAACTCCTCTACCCTGCCGAGAACTGCGCGAGCGTCCCCTAAGCTTATCTGCCCACCTGCTCCGACTCTCTGTCTTTGATCCATCGCACCCAAAAGAACACCCGATCTAAGCGTTTCCTGGCCAGGAGTTAGAATCTGGAACAGAGCCCTAAGTCCACCCTCAATGTTAGTTCCTCCCGCACGGCCCTTAAGTTGCTGTGCGACCACCTCAAAAGAAGCAGCAGTTTCTTCACCAAAGAAGGAGGCTTTTTTAAATTCCTCTCTAAGAGTATTGAGAGATTCTATTAATTTCTCATTAGACACCCCATACTTATCGCTAACATCTATGTTGGTCTTGGAGACCATTTTAAGAGCGTCTGAGTTGCCGCCCGTAAACAAAGTAAGGTCTGAAAGCTGTTTACCAAGGCCAGTGGTGTTCTGACCCGTTGCGATCATCTCTTCAGTTAAATCAGCAATAGCTCCGCCCTGATCCCTAACACCTTGCTCAAAAAACTCAGTAAAAGTATTCAACAATTTCTGGGTACTGACCCTACCTCTTTCTAATACGGTAGTGTTTTTAGCGATGTTTTCAGAGAGCTTTTTAGTCGTGGTGCCTAGTTGCAGAGCTTCCCTATTAGTAGCGTCCATTCTTCGGATGGAATCCTCTAAACGAACAACCGGATTTATGAAGCCTGTGAAACGATTAGCAAGTTGCCTTGTTGCTTGCTTTATACTTACATTAAGTTCTCTGAGCGCACGTTCATTTGCGACCTGTTGCGCCACAACATCCTGCTGCTCCTGAATAAATCTAGTTGTCTTTGGGGGCTTTTCGTTTTCGGTCATTGAATATCCACCTTAAGTATGTCCCTTGCTTTAGTGACGTTAAAAGTCCTGAAGTTCTGTTTACCCATAAAAACACCAATTATTGCTGGGGTGTAGTAGTTACAAGCCTTTTCGTTGTTATATAAATTATTTATCATTAAGGAAAACATTGCTTCGGATAACCCTCTAACCAGCACAATATTGAGCAAAGTATTGTTTTGTGTGGAAAGAAATAAGCCTCTTGATGTCCGTCTGGAGGAAACCACTATCCCATACCTGAGTGATCCGTCATACGTTACCTGTATCAGATCTCCAGGTCTTAGACCTAAGTAAGAAGTCTCCTTCACGCTAAATTTTAAGCCTTCTAACTTCTCCTCGAAGGATGGGTCTATTTCTCTGTTCATTGTAATATTTTTGAAAGATTCAAATATTTAGTGTATTTGCTAAACCCTCAATTCCTATAACTATTTATATAAGATGAATACGTTAGAAGAGGATTTAGTCGAAACTATTGACTTGCTTAACTTTACTTTCTCTAGTGACTTTGTAGATAAGTGGAGTTTTAAATATGGCAAAAGGCTTCCTAGCCTCTATCAACTTAGATTGTTGAAATCCTTAGACACAAGAAAGCCTTTAAAGCTTCAAACCGTCTACAAGTTTTTAGTGGTAGACTCGGGATTCAATGAGGAAGTCATCAAATCTTTCCTAGAGGATATTGACTACGAGGTTTACTTTCCTATAATTAAAGGAAAGATAATAGACCTATGAAAACCGACGAAGACAAGATGATCTCCGCGCTGTTCAGAGAGCGTTCAATTGCAGATAATAAATATGATCCTGGACCTAACTGGGAACAGACGAATCTATTTGAAGATATAATTAGATACTTTGCTATCGGGTTCGTTTTTTACTGCTTTCTGACTTCTTGAGTTCTTTCTGCTCATCAATCCTCTGGCAGACAACTGACTCCGATTGAAACCTGGGGCAAGCCTCCTTATACTCACACCAATCACAGAAGACGTTTTCTTGAGCCCAAAACTCATCTTTCTTCTTCTTGCGAATCCTCCATACTTTTTCAGTCTGCACTTTCTTCCAGCGATCAATTTGGAACTTACTAAACTTCACCGCAACAAAATTCCCAGTAACGGGGTAGTAGTGAGCGCAGTAGATCTTGTTGTAGGGGACATCATAAAGTTTGTGAATCGCCCATGCGTAACCCTTTAACTGATTGTCGTCCATGAGAGTCTTTTTCTTCTTCTCTCGTTTGGATGTCTTATAGTCAATAACCAGATAGCCACCATCATTACCCTTGATTACTCGGTCAATGACGCCTATGAAGTTGATGTCGTGCTTCTCATCCATCGGGACATTAACTACTTGCTCAGTAGACATAGTTTCCCCGAGTCCCTGATTCCAAAGTATGAAGTTTTCTAGACAAGACTTCATCCTATCATTATCACGGAAGGGGACCTTATAGGTCGCACGCTCTTGCTCCGCAATCCTCAACAAGGACTTAATGTCCTTCTCCTTGTAGCCCAGTTCAAATATCTTGTGAATAAAAGACCCGAAATTCAAAGCATCCTCATTCTTCGAGCCGAATCCCGGCAGTTTCAAGATGTATTTCAGTCTGTATTTCCACAGGCACTGGTCTATGATGTCACTCTTAGAGGCACTAATACTATTTATGAACATGGAATCTGATTCTTATATTAGAAAATATTGTTTGGATAAGTTCCAGTCTAATTATAGACTTCAGAGTGACGATACAGAACTAGTAGTTCCATCTATATTCGTAGATAACGACTACAAACGTCACATGTCAATTAACACAGAAACTGGTTTGTGGAGGTGTTTTAAGACTGGGGAAGCAGGGAACTTTCTCAAGCTTTATGCCATTCTAGAGAAATGCAGCTATCGAGAGGCTTACGAAAAGTTTGTCTTCGAGGACTTCATGGCCGGTTACAAGGGTCGGCGTCCTATAGAGGAGTTTGATCCAAACCAGATTGAATCCGATCTTGATGAAGCTGAGAACTTTAAGATTGTAGAAGATCATCCGTTTGTCCAGTCTCGTGGCGTGGATCAGTTTAATTTCTATATCGCCACGGGTGGAAAATACAGGGGCAGGTTAATTATCCCGTTCATCAATCGCAACGGTAAGCTATTCTACTTCCAAGCAAGGGCTCTCGGAGATGAGCAACCCAAATATCTGAACTGTAAGAACCTAAAGAGTTCACAGGTTTTATACCCATTTGATTATGGATCTCAGGAGCCTCTATACATCACTGAAGGTGTATTCGATTGCCTTAGCCTACAGGCGGTAGGGTTGAATGCCACAACCACTCTAAGCTGCTTTACGAGCCGTGAGCAGATGCTACAACTCAGCCAGTATGCAGGGCCGTTGGTGTGTGCTTTTGACAGTGATGGTCCTGGCATCACAGGTCGCAAAAAGTTCATGGATCTAGCGCATTGGATTCGGCGGGATGATCTGTATACTGTTGTGCCTCCTGAACCCTTCAAAGACTGGAATGAGATCCTTGTCAAGAAGGACAGCGACTTTCTTAGGACAGAGGCAGAAAAGACTGGTAAGCTAGATGAACTTCACCTAACCTACCTAGCGTATAATAAAGGCCATATCATTTGACACGATAGTCTGATTCAAAGCCGTAAACTTCAGTCTAGCAACATAAGTCCCTGTCAGAGATCCTAAGTTACCGTTTAGCAACTCAGGGTGAGTCTTTAGAGCCTCTGTATCTAATGTGAAGATAACAGTGTTTTCAGAAGTAGTATCCATTAGACCGGAAGTCGCGGAGTACCCTGACACCTCAACACGAGCGCCCAAGTTCCTATCTTGATTCTTTTTGTAAATCTCAAGCATTGGATCAGTAACTAAAGACATCTTAAAAAGATTTACAATGCTACGATCTATGTTGGCATTCTCAAGAGTGAATTCATTGGTAATTTTAAGATCTACTTTTGAACCTAAAACAACATGATTATTCTCTAATCGAGTAGCTACTCTAAACAGCAGGGGTTCTGTGACGCCAAAGAATCTATCCTCAGTTAGAGTAAACTCATTGATGATGGTATCGAGATCTGACCCAGCAGTCCTCTTAACAGTCCATACATCGATATAATCCCCCGTTGTTGAAACCGTATTAAGTATCTCAGTATCACCTGATAGATTAAATACACCACTAGGGATAACGTCAGCTTTATCCAATACACATGCAAACTTACCAGTTTCCAATTTGTAGATACCAGATGCCATGGTAACTACGTCAGGTGTGTAGTTGCTTGCATTAAATGCAGAATCACTGGTGAGAGTAGCACTATTAGAGAAGTGCATGAGCACGCTACCTGTCACATCAGAATTGATCTCTCCGTCAGAATTTATAACTGAACTTGGAGATTGGTTATCGGAAGCAGCAAAGATAGAAACTCCACTAATTGCGTGAGGGTCCACGTATTGCCCGTCATTTATAAAGTACAATATTAGAGCAGTTGGACCCAGAACAGTGGGTCTCTCATGCCTCGTGGTGACTTGATTTCCGTTGATTTTCATGCTAACTCTCCAGCTTCTTTATCTCTTCAGTATAAAAGTTAATAAAGGTCAAACGCTCTTTCTGAGTCAGAGTTTTTACCTCTGAGTATGTTAAGCCCACCTTATTTACTAATATATACGCTTGATAAAGAAGATCCTCTGGGGATAAACTGCTAGTTAGCTCACTGAAAAAAAACCAACATCCATCGGGATTGCCATAGTATCAGTGTGCCTGCATTCAGGGCATTCAAACAAGAATTTGGGGTCAACACCATACTCGGTCTCATTCACACCAGCGATCAAGGTTTTGATATCTTGAATGTGCATTCTCTTCAGAGCCTTCGATATAAAGACAGGGTCGGAATTGTCGTTAATTGATACTACAAACCTGTAAAGATTTTTGTATACTTCTTCGGAGGAGCTTAAAAAAGATTCTTCTCGGCCTCTAGGGAATCTAACCTTAGCGGTAACTTTTAATCTAGGTAATTGAACCTCACGAGGGTCTTCCATATCATCAGGCACTGGGTTCATATTTAAGTGTTCCGAGAGAACAAGAGACGATTTAATGTCAGCGTTGCAATTAGGGCAAATAATATTAAAGCTATAATCCTTACCGTAAGACAACTCACGGACCTTCATCAGAAGATACAGCTTGTCCATCGAAAGCAAATCTCCTACGTCAACACCTTCTATGCACTTTTCCAGTAGTTTGGCTACGATGTCTTTATTGTTATCCTTGGCCGTAAGGATGGTCTGCTCATCCAAGAAAGTTAATGCTTTAATCTCCACTCCATTAAATCCATCATAAAACTTACCTTTAGACGGCAGGTCTGTAATTGTCATAGAATCTTCAACTGATCCTGCGAAAAGAGCATTTATGGCATCTTCTCTAGGATCCCCTGAACCTCCTACTATTTGTTTGTTTTCACTCATATTTTACCTTTGTTGCAACAATTACTATTATAGTATATGAAGATAGTGATAGGTAACTTAACCTCCACCCTAGAGACTGATAACCCAAAAATTATCAATGCATTGAGGGATAAGTATGCTTTTTCAGTTCCAGGGCACGAATACTCGCAAGCCTATAAGAGACGACGTTGGGATGGTAAGAAGCGATACTTTGGTGCTAACGGTAAGTTTAGAACAGGTTTATTGCCTCGAATCGTAGAGGATTTAAAAAATATTGGAGTAAAGGATATCGAGTGGGAAAACAAGCCTGAACCAGAGACGTACTACCTACCTAACGTCGGTGATTTCGAATATCGTGAATATCAAGAAAAAGCCATATATGAGTGCCTCAACAAAAAAAGAGCAATAGTTGATAGTCCAACGGGTTCAGGTAAGACGCTTATAATGGCCGGGTGCATTGCCGCATTACAATGGGGTGATAATCCAAAGGCAGTTATTCTTTTTAGAGAGAAAGGTATTTTAAACCAGACTTACGAGTTTTTCAAAAAGTGCGGTATAAAAAACTTAGGTTACAATTCAGGGGAGGGATATTTACCTGGGAATGTTATGCTTTCAACTGTGCAGAGCATAGAAAAGATTATCGACACACACCTCAACGAGGCTGAGATTCTTATGGTTGATGAGGCTCATCAATTTTGCAGAGGTGACACAACCATAGCAGCCATTGAGAGCTTCCCTAACGCCTCCTACAGGCTTGCATTTACTGCTACACCTCCTAGAGAGGGTTCAAAAGACATCAACGCTAGAATGGTCCTAGAGGGATCATTCGGACCCGTATACACAACTCGCACCGCAGAGGCACTTATTAAAGATGGCGCTCTTGCAAAGCCGATCATACAAATCGTAGATAATAGCCCCACTTCATCAGTTAGAAGTGATTTAACGTATCTCGATATTTACGACCAATACGTGGTAAATTGTGATCAACGTAACGACAAGATTAAAACAATTGTATCAAAGATATACCAGTCTAATCCTAAAGCTAAAATTTTAATTCTTGTAAAGAACTTGCAACACATTGAGAATCTACAAGAACGAGTTAATAACTGCTACACTATCGAAGGTAAGGATGATATCGATAGTAGATATGATATTATCAACAAGTTTGTGAAGGACAATAAGGCTGCTACTATCATTGGCACCAACGTCATGCAAACTGGTATTAGCATTGATGAGATTACCCACATGATCAACGCTAGAGGTTTATCAGGTGAGGTCCCCACACTACAGGGATTAGGTAGAGGTATTCGTAAAGCAGATGGTAAAGATAAGATGTATTTCTACGACTTCTATGATCGTATGCCTTATCTAGAGAACCACTCAAAGCAGAGGATACGACACTACAAAAGATTAAAGTTCGAGGTAAACGATGTCCGATTCTGAAATTATTACTAAAGAGGCTCAAGTTGACACGATCAACAAAATTACGAAAGATCAAACAAACTTGATCGACGGGTGCATTGATATGCTGAAAGAGATGAAAGATCACGGTAAGATAAATGAAGCTACCGTCAGAAATCTCACCAGTATAATTAGAGAATTGGATTCTCTTCGTGAACTATTCTACACCCGCCTGTTCAACTCACTTAAGCGTGGTGATATGCTTTTAGGTTAGACGTATGAGTCTGGTATCAGCCTAACAATAAAGTGATCCACGGTAACTGTTTGCGCCGCATTAGATTGTTGAGCTTCAAGAGATAAGGCTAATGCAGTGCTCTCATCAGCGGCGGCATCATAGTTAACAATTATTCCGTCTCGGTGTATGCCTGACCAGCTACCTCTTCCAGCCGCTGAACTTGAGCCTGTTGATTGTCTAAAGCTAGCAGTTACTAACTGTTTATCGGTAGCTGTTTTAGATATCTGAATGTCCATGCTATAGGCCGTCATGTCCGAATATGTCCCTTGAGAGAAGGAAGAATTAAGTATATTGGTTCCGCCTATTTTAAAATTCCATCTAAGGTTCGAACCCTGTGCAAGTTGACGACCTCTAACCGTAATGTCAATATCGCCTAGGGTAAGTGCGTTAGCAGGGAGAGTGTATGATACAAGCTCTGCAAGGCTGGTAGAGTTAGACGATGCTACTGGGGCTCCAACTTCTCTATGAAGCGTTGTCGTAATTCCAGCGTTTGCAAGCGTCGAAGAGGTGGCATTCAGGTTGCCTGATATATTTAAGTTGTTGCGTGCGGTTATGTCTGTACCAGTGATATTAGGCGAGGAAACGCTTGTCGTTCCTGATATATTTACCGCACGGATGTTTAAACCATCTTCAGGGTCTGGCACGATGTTTTTAGCAAAGATACCGGATGTTGCAATGTTGTTATTAACCGTCAACGATGTCATCGCTCTAGTGCCAGCAGACAACACATACTGAGTGTGATCATCATCTCCAAGACCAGATAAATCACCGTGATCAAATTTAACCGGAGAGCCGCCGTCGTCACCTCCCCCTCCACCCGCTGCTGATTGGACAATATCTATTCTTTGTGCTGTCCATACTCCACCCTGACGATACAGAATTGAACCATCTCCAGGAGAAGTCGAGTAAGTATCTTTTAAATTTCCTAAGTTTTTATCTTCAACTCTAACGTCAGCCTCTTCCATTATGGTCGGAATACCTGTAAGGACAGGCTTTGGAGTTGTTCCGGTGAAATAAGGAATAGTGCCCGAAGGACCTGAAACACTTGATACTCCTGAAGTCGGATCAGTTACCATTAAAGAATTTTCTTCGATAGTCTTAATCGTCACACCTTCAAATGTGGTGGCTCCGGTCATAGTGCCGCCGCTTTTCATCAGCGCCCCTGCTGCCGCTACATTAGTCGCGTCTGTAACATCAGCACCACTCTCTACACTCAACGCAGTTAGAGTTTCGGCTACGGTCAGACCTTCTACCTCTGTTCCATTGATTCTAAGAAAATCATCATCTGCTACCGCATCGTTGGCTGTTAAGACATTTCCATCTGAAATACCTCCTGTTAAGCCTTTTACAAATCCCAGGTTTGTTACTTCTGAATCCATTACCGCGCCTGCTGTCGTCACATTGGCTGTGTCTGTAACATCTGCGTTAGGCTCAATATCGGCTAATTTAGCTTTTTCAGCGGGTAAGAGAAGTCCCGCGTCAGAGCCAGTGGCGGCTGGGAGGTCAGCGGCACTGCCAGCATCATTAGTGACTTGACCTGAGGCAGCGGCGGCATTGTAGCCTAAGTTAACTGAGGTAAGACCACCTCCACCCCCGCCACCAACAGCAGCATTAGAGAGAACTCCATTAGTGAAAACGAGCCCTTGACCGTCTGATGGAACACTACTAAGATTAATCCCACTCAAAGAGGATACGGGAAGACCACTAAGGTCTTGGGATTCATCGATTCGAAACTCAACCAGACCATTTGCGTTACCCGTCGCGTCATCAAACTTCAGGGCAAGCGGTATTTTATTAAAACCCATTTACGTCTCCTTATGTCTTGTACTGCTCAGGGTCTTTTTTCTCTTTATCATCATCATCAGGTTTGATATCGTCCAGAAGATCCTCAAGTTTAGAGAGAAGTGACGTTAAGTCATCCTGGTCCATCTCTTTCGGCTCTTCACCCTCTTCCTCACCTTCTTCCTCACCTTCTTCCTCACCTTCTTCCTCATCGGGTTCAGGTTGATCTTCCTCGTCTTCGGCTTCTTCATTCTCAACCTCGTCCTTCACTTCCTCAGCGGCTTCCTCAGCATCCATGTTTTTATCCATGGGAACCTCAGCGTCACTATCTAGTTGATCGGGACTGCCCAAGGGATCCTCCCCCTCCGAGTCATCTTCACCGGCACCTTGGTCCTCTACCTTATCTTGAGCTTTTTCAACAGCCGGGACCAACATTTTTAAAACTTGCCCAATCTGGCCGAGATCATCAGCGACTTGATTAAAGTCCATGTAATCCATGAGACTAGCTTCATTTAAAGTCTCACCATGCCCTGCCTCATCAAACATCTCCTCAAGGAAGACGGCAAGATCAATCGCTTCCGCCCCATTCTTAATTTTAAGGCAATCAGCAAACTCATTGAGAGTCTTTTCTATTATCGATCCCGCTGGAGCGTGCTTGGCAATTTGTGTTATAAGCTCACCTTCAGTCATCGTTAAAGTCTTGAAGGTTGGCACCTCGTCAAGCTTTCGCACATCAATACCATACTTTTCGTTGAGAACGTCAAGCACATATTGCTTTATCGGCTTCTTCATCTCGTGAATCTGACCCGCGAACCTGTTGAGGTCTTTTTGAGTGACTTTGACCTCATTCATCGACAGGCAGTTACTCAAGAGACTGCTGATTTGCTTCTTCGTTGCTAAAGCGAGGTAAGGAGCGTCCGAAACCACCTGTGCAACTTGATGACGAATTGCGTCCGAATCGTTTTCGAAGATCATCGAAGCTAAGTCTTGAACACCCGCATTATCGACCCAGATATTATCGAAGTTTTGCCTTGCCTCAAGAAGTTCTTTCTGAATTAATTCTTTTCTGCAAAGATGCTCGTAAAGATCAGTCTTGCCAACAAACTTAACTTCAATGTTACCTTGCTCTTCAATCTGGCTAACGGTCTGTTTCGGAAGGTCAAAACTTGTGGATACAAGCTTGATAAGCTTCATGCCTGTCTTCATACCAGTAGAGTCTAGTAGACCCTCACTTTCTTTAAGGAATGAAATCAACTGATCTTTAATTTCATTAACACGCTGAAACTCTTTGGATGAAACAATCTTAGTAGATTCTCCAAATCTTTCAGTTTTTTCCTGAAGTCTACCCTTGATTCTTTCGTAGGTAAGTTTAGTCTCATACATCGACAGAATCTTATCAAATGAGCCCTCAGCAGTCTGGTAATCATCTTCAAGAAGATTAGAGAGAACACTCATTACCTTCTTGTCGGCAGCTTCCTCAAACGCTTTTCTATTCTCAAGAATATCAGCATCCTCTACAACAATCTTAGAAAGACTCAGCGTTGGCTTGAAAGCATACTTACCGCTAATTACTGAACCATTCTCAGTTAGGTATGTCGCAATACCATCTTCGAGAGAAAACAACTCAACGTTCTCTCTCAGAGTACGAGCCAAGTAATCACCAATTTTAATTAGGTTACTAAACTCTTTTCCACGATTTTCAATCAGATTCGTTAACATATTAAATACACTTGTTACAAAATTATTTAGAGCCGTCTTTAGGCGTTATTTTATTAAAATGATCTTTCCCTCGCATATCCTCCAGCAATTGAATGAGTTCGTCGTCACAACCCGATTCTATTGCTAAAGATTTCATAGATTCATAATCAAGGGATTCAGCCGCTGTTGGGGGAATATTCTCAGCAGATTCCATGGGCGCTCCTGGAGGTGCCCCCATAGGTGCCCCCATAGGTGCCCCACCGGGTGGTGGCAAGCCACCCATCATAGCTTGGCTAAGAACTGGATCTTTCTGATCTTGCTCAAGACCTTTCTTTGCTTCATCAATCTCACTGTCTGACATTTGGTAGTAATCCTTGTAGATTTTCTCTACCGGAAAAATACCTAAACCCTTAACAGCCTGAACGACTCTTGCTTTTTGTTCATCCGTGTCAAGCATTCGCTTGAGAGCCATGTCCGAAGGAGCCGGAAGTTTAATTTTAAGTTTGCTAATTAATGTCGTTGGGAAGCCCTTAAGCATTAAGTGCCTCTTTGCTAAAGTCTCTAAGCCAAGCTCAATCGACTTCTGAATTCTGGAGATGACGCGAGCAAATTTAACATCTAGTTGAGACAGATTAGCCTTTCTCTCAGGGGATTGATCTTTTTCAACAATGTAATCTTTCGGAACCTTCAGTGCCGCTAAAAGCTTGTCCCTGAAGTATTTCACATCATCAACCTCACCAAGGTTCTCGGCTCCAGGTAGTGTATCGATCTTAGTGCCAGTGCCTTTACCATTCACAGCGATGTAGAAATCTTCATCGGCAGCTAGGGCGTTAAAGTTCTCCTCAATGTTGCCTGTCTGAGCGTTATAGCTTTTACGTTTTTTAAACTTATCCATCTGCTTCTTAATGTGCATTTCAGCCTTAGAAGCAGGTAAAGAACCTGTATCAATGTAGAAAATACGACGCTCAGGAGCACGAACAAGACGATATATAAGCATCGCGTCCTCCATCATCTTGAGACTCTTATAGGTAACTCTCGCAGCAGCAGCCACTGATTTACCATAAGGATAGTGAGTTGGATCTGATGTGTGCAACCTAAAGTGAATAATCTGACCTGGGTCAAGGTTAATCATCTGTGCATCATCTAAGTAAGGTCCAACAGAGCCGTAAGAGGTGTAGTCATTCTTTTTAGGAATCTCTTGAAGGAATTGCTTCAGGTAACCAAACTCATCCTCAACTCTAAAGATAAAGTTAGGATTAAGAATTTTAATCCGCTGGATGCCTCGCTTTGCATTATTTAGGTCAACAATCGTCTCTAAGAAGATATCCCCATATTTAACAACGTTTCTAGAGATGTCCCAAAGATATCTGATCATGTTAGTTTGATCAAACATGGCCGTGACCTCTTGCTTTGTCATCTCATCATCGGTTACAATATTCCAGGGCGTCCCATCAATGTTTTCCTGCGTGCAATCATCGCTGTAGATGTCGAAAGCTGAGGAAATTTCAGGATATCCGTCCATATCCTCATACTCTTTGTATCTCCTTTTACGATCAAACTCAACTTGAGGCATGATCGGATAGTAAGTCTTTTTATGTCCGAACTCTGACGGAACTTTAATAACTTCTCTCGATTGAAGCGTATCCCCCTGGAGAGGTTTAGGGACATTCACCGACCTACCCGATGTGGGATCCACATATTGATCGTCTTCGTAATCTTCTACCTCTCTGGCGAAGAACTTCCTAAAGAACCTACCGATAAGGCCGTATGGTTTATTATACGGCTTCTGCGGATCAGCAAACTGGGTATAACCTTCACCACCTTCTGTTAATTTCTTAGCAGCCATTCAATATTCTCTTCTGTTAGACTCTCCGAAGATGTCTTCACCTTATATGTATGAGCGTTACGGACGGCTGGCGGTATATAATTGCCATCTTCTGCCCTTTCTATGAAGGCATTTCCTTTTAAGTTATTAAAAGTCTTGATAGCAGCCGCGAACGACATGATTAAATCGTCATGACAGTTAGTATCTGGCTTAATTCGACCAGTGTCCGAGTCAATAATGAAGGTTAAAAGCTCATTAACAAGCCTATCTGAGTTAATTAAAACTTTACCTGACCTTATATTGTGCTCCAAGTCGGCAAGTAAATTTTCTTTATTTTTCTGAGTAATCATAATTCCAATGTCTCTTTTGTCGTCCATCACTAGATTTTCATACTCAAACTCTTCTTGTAGGAAGTAAATTAAATTATTCCCGATACCATTTCTTTCAGGACAAACAAAGGCGGTGTTGTAAAGCCTACCCTCATCTGCTATAATCTTAGCAAATTCATTGATTGGAGTTCTGTTTGAATAAAACTCAGCTACCTGCTTACCATTATAGATGTCAATTATATGAAAAGCTGAGTAGTCTCTCTCACGACCAATTGAGGGATCAGCAGCTAATACATACTCATGGTTTGGTTGAGGGTCTTCCCAAATTCTCATCCTGTTGTTATATTTAATCCAATAATCCTGACTGCAATTTTCTTTTAAGTTTCTAAGAATCTCACCTTCGATATATGTCTCACCCGTGCCTAAAAAGCTTGCTTCGTATTCTTGTAGCCATTCTTTATAGCTGTGTTTTCTTCGAGTTTGCTCTTCCCATCTATCCACATTTATTGGAGGGCTACATGATTCCATCTGCTCATATAACCAATCAAAGCCTCTTTGACGCTTGTACTCTGGATGCTCCTGCCATTTAATATCAATTGGGTGAAAACCGTTATCGCCCTCCATGGCCTGTGTATACATCTTGTGGAACCAATTACCAATGCCATTAACCGTGGACAAGCACACAACACGCCCTCCAGTGGACGTAGTTGGCCCTACAGCGGCCCAAATAGTATCAATGTGTTCAATGAATGCCGCCTCATCTAAGATAAGTAGAGAAGCCGATATAGATCGTCCTGACTGCTTTCCAGATGCCTTTGATTGGATAGATGACCCATTTTCAAATGAGAGGGTGTGATCATTATCTCTGGTGGTCTTAGGCTTCATCCAGAAAGGTAATTCCTCATACATGATTTTAATGCGGGATATAACTTCTTTGGCTTCGGCATCACCTTTCGATAAAATAGCAACTCTCTTGTTTGTACTAAATATGCAAAAGTGTAAAGCGTATGCAGCCATCAAGGTTGTACACCCCGCTTGTCTGAACTTACGTAGAATGGTAAGTCTGTAATCCTGAAACTCGTCTAAGATTCTAGCCTGAAAGGGATATAACTTAAAATTAACAAGCCCTCTCATCGGGTGGACAACCTTGATGTAGTTGTTTGTAAAATATTCGCAATCACGAGAACATTTTTTAAATTCTTCTGCTATTTTTTCAAGCTCTTTGCTATTATTATTCATGATTTACTTTTCTGTTTGTAGTAGAGAAGGTAAACAACCAAAATCTCTAGATAAGCTCATCAAATACTGTAACAGTGATGAAGCTTTTAGAATTTCAGTAACTTACGATGCCTCATCTATTTATGATGGACATAAACAAAACATTAGACTCTTCAAAAGATGGATGGCACTTGAAGACTCAGATATTATAGTTTTGTGTCATGATGATGTAGACATTATTTCCAATCAAAAAGAAGTTCTACAACTTTTAAGTGTGGCGAGGAAGCCTGGAGTTGGGTTTGTTGGCCTTGCAGGAGCTTGTCAGTTACCACCCGATGGAGCTTGGTGGAATGCTAGGGCGGTAGGGGATACGAGAGGTTTTGTCTTTCAGGGCATAGATGCAACAACAATGTATCCAAATTATTTTGGAAAGAGTGGTCAAGTTATTGTTCTCGATGGCTGTTTTCTTGCTCTTACATACAGCACTCTTAAAACTATCGGCCTTGAAGAGCCAGACTACCTAGAGACAGGGTGGGACTTTTATGATATTCACCTTACATACAAGGCTCACTTAAAGGGATTTGCAAATTATACCGTTCCTATTATTGTAATGCATGAATCCGCTGGTATAATGAGAGAAGGGTGGTTCGCGGCAAAAGATAAATTCTTAAGTAATCATGCAGCAACACTTCCCCATGCTAAACTAACTGTAAATAAAACTCACGGACTACCAAAATGAAATTACTAACTTCAATTATGTTGCCTCTTGTGCTTTTTGCATGTGAGAAGAAAACAATTAGAAACGAAATTCAAACTCCACTACCTCGTTACGAGAGAGACATGGTGGACACGGTATACTCAACCGAGTATGGTGATTGGAATGTAGCTCTGGAATTTCATAGAGATAACGCGGGGTTGATTGCTATCTTGAATAGAGTTGAAGACAATTTAGATGTAACTTTCGATGTCACAACTGAGTTCTTTCCTTTTCAAACCTCACTTCCCACCTATCTTGTATTAATGCCAAGAGATAGATGGGTTTTCACACCTTATGTGAACGCTGGCCTAACTGCATACTCTCCATTGTTAATGGAAGTATATCCTTACACTAGTAATGGAACTGTATGGCCACCTTTTGGAATGGATAACTTAGCTCAGAATAACCCTATTCAATTTTTCGTATTTAACAGGATTCAATAATGGAGTATCTAGTAAGTGTATTGATTTGGATTATGGCCGTCTATGGCATGACTACAATTATCGTAAGCTCAACGATAATGGAGCCGGTAAGAAAACTTATCACAGCTTGGGTTCCTCCACTTGGAAAACTAGTTAACTGTATGCTGTGTATGGCTTTCTGGAGTGGAGTATTTTGGAGTATGCTGTACTGGAATCCTTTTTCTAAAGCAGAAGGCAATGCATTTCTGCACGCCCTTTTCTCAGGCTGCTTAGGATCCGCTACTACTTGGTTGATCTACCTTAAATTCTTCCCTTTAATGCAAGGTAAGTGAGGGTAGTCAACATCCACCAGCGCAGTTAGTGACAGGTCTGATGCCGAATTTTAATTTAATTAACATTAGAATAGGTTAACAGGTGTAACTTGGTTTTTAAGTCTAGGACGCTCAAATGCACCACAATCGACAGTCCCTAGCCTAGTAGATCTACCTAAATCTAATGAAGGTGATGACAAGCTTAAAGAGGGACCACTTACCACATAATCCAAAGCAAGATTGTTAGCGTTATCAACTAGCTGGTAGGAGTCTCTGTTCCCTCCACCCGAGCCATCAAAGGAAACTTCACCATTCGATGGCGCAGTCCCACTAACGTTGATTGTCGCTTCCATGGTTGTATTCTGGAGCGATGATGTGGCCCAAGCTTGATGATGAGACGTAGGTTCATTCGTTATATTATCGATGCTCGATCCTC